GCGAGAGCGCAGCGCCGTAGATGCCGCCAGCGGGGAACGACGTGGGAGCGCCCGTGCCGAAGAACACAGCAGCGTCAAGGACGCGACCGAACTCCTGCACGATCAGGCTTGTGGTACGGGAGACAACGTCAATGCTGCTGTCAGCAATCACGTTCTCAGAGATAGGCACAATGACAGCAATCTCCTCGGCCTGAAGCATGACGTTCTTCCACGCCGTAGCAGACTTCGGCTTGATCTCCTGGTCAGCAGTAAGGAACTGCGCAGTCGGGAGAGCCGACAGGACGGGGATGCGCTCCGTGTAGGTGCCCATCGGAATGACGGTGAGGTTAGCCAGCGCCGCGCTGGCCTGCGGCAAACTGTTGATCAGTTCCGCAGCAAGAACCTCATCGAACGTGGCCTCGGCATTGTCGAAACCAACATTGTCTGTTTGAACAGCCATGATTGTCCCTCCTTCAAGGGGTAGTCGTGGCTGCGGTGGCTTACCGCTTCCCTGCCACGATTTGTCGTAGTAGGTCGTTGGCGTTTGGCGGTTCGGCTTGCGGAGCAGGGTTTGTTCCCTTCTTCGCATCAGCCTTGCTCACACTTGGCTTCACAAGGTCTTTCAGCCTCGTCGCGTCCTCGCGCAACTCATCTTCAGTTGTCCCCACAAGGCGCGTTGCCAAGTCACGGGGCAGCCCCTCAGCGAGCGCAACATCCAGACGCATGGCTTTCAGTTCGGCATCCTGTGCGCGCTGGTTAGCAGCCTGCACAGCAGCGTCCTTATCGGCCACCTGATCCGGTGAGAGCATTTGAGTCATCGCCTCTTTGAGTTTCTTCAACTCGGCTGCGGACTCTTTGGCACGCGCCTCGTGTTTGCGGGACTGCGCTTTCCAGTCAGGACCCTGCGGCTTTGACTCGGCCTGCTCCGGCTCGCCCTGCGGCTGGTCTTGCTGTTCTTCCTCAACGGCCTCTGCAGGCTGTTCATCGCTCATGTTACTCGTTCCTCCCGTTCAGGGATAGTTCTACCACAGTTCGGCGTGTCACGGGTTACAGCACTACACATTGATTCCTCGGCGTCGCAGTTCCTCAATCGCACCTGCCTCTCCGTTCGCCGCTTTGTCCAACAGGACAACGTCGTGCAGGTTCTTGTAGTCATCGTCAGCAATCAACTTGTCACGCCACACCGTCGTCATACTGCCTCCCAGCCAAACATCTTTGCGTACTCGTCAATCCACTCCCGCGCTAACGGGCCAAGGTCAAGTTTGTCACGCTCCATCCACGTCACGAACGCCTCCGCGTACATCTCGCTCATGTCCGTGCGTGCGTACCCTGTTGGGCCGTCCTTACCCTCATACCGCACTACGCGCTTCGTGCGCTTGCTGTACGCGCTTGGCGCCTCAGCGCGCACAAGAATGCGCTCGTCCGTCTCCAGGCCGGCGTACCGCCATTTCTGCCACAGCGTTTTCTTCGCTTGCGTGACAACACTCAAAGTGATGTCAGCGTTGTGCCCAATCTCATGCACAAGCGTTCGGTAGACGCCTTCCGCTGGAACGCGTGTGCCCTGCGACACGCTCCACTCTGGGAAGAACGGTGTGCCAGGTTTCTTGTCCGCTAGTTCGTCCAACAGTTGCGGGTTCACGTTGATGACTCTGCCGCCAATGTTTGTGCTGGCGCGTGTGTCGCCCTTCGCCCTGTTGCTGAACGAGAACATGAACGTGCGGTCGTCGTCATGCGGCAAGTGTGGACGCGTAGCCGTGACAGCCTGCCTCGCTGTGTCCATGAACTCAGGGATCATCTCCTTCTTGATGCGGCGCTCCGCGTCTAGGTGCACAGCAAAGTTGGCGTCCTCGTCCCACCAATACTCGTCTCCACGGTCGAACCGTTGCTGTGCGTATGAGCGATGGAAGTCATCTGGCCCGAAGATTTTTGTAACTGCTGGATCATCAACAGACGTAACCTGCCGCGGACCTTGCGTGACAGGCGGTGGCGTGACAGTTGTGGGTGCTGTTGGTTGCTTCGGAGGCGTCTTGGGCTTCGCTGTCTTGCCCTTGCCTTTCTTCTTCCCCCAATGCGTCCAGCCGGACTTGCTGGTTTGCAGTTCCAGCGTGTCGCTGCCCGTGAAACGCTTCTGCTTCGCCTTCGGGCTGTCCGTAAGCACGGGCAGGATTGCGCAGCGGCAGTTGGGGTGGCGGTACGTATCCATCTCAATGTCGAACACTTGCCCGTCCAACTCCCCGCAGATAGGGCACGCAGACGAGAACGCTTGCCACTCCCACGCGTCCACGACACCGTTCTGCCGCGCTATCGCGTACGACGCTCTGGACGTTTGATCGTATGCGCGTGCAAGTTGTGTGCGCGCAATCATCACGCTACGTCCCTGCCCGAAACGCACCGGATCGTTGATGCTGTCACGCAACCGTTTCGCTGTTTTCGCTGGCGCCTCACCCAGCGCGACACCCGTTTGCAAGCCGCTAATCAAGCGCGTCTGCACGTCCTTTGTGAGGCTTGTGAAGTCTGCTGTGAGTTGCCCTGTCCTGCCCTGCACGATTGCGCCCATCGCGTCCCTGTTCGCAACGTTCGCCCAGCCAAGTTCAGCAGCGTCCTCCGCGACAGTCGCAAGCACGTGATCGGGGAGCGCGTTCAGGGACGCCTGCAACGACGTGCGTGCAGCGTTGTTCGTTGTGTCGATTGCATACGCAGCAACCTGCGCAGTCTCTCCACTGATCGTTGTCACGTTACGGACAGCCTCCGTGAGAACGCGCAGCCTGTTACGTTCCGAAACTGTCAGCGGGTCTTTGTTGTTGGCAAGCCGCCGTGCCCACTTGTCAATCTCCCCGTCCAGGTCGTCATACGCCGCCTGCCACGCTTCGGCTGCGTACCGCGACGGCGCGGCAGGTGCAGCCGGGATCGTCACAACTCGTCAGCGAGCAGCGGGTTCGACAGGAACGCGTTTGTCTGCTGCGCAACAGGACTCGGCGTGACAAGTGCTTGCGCTTCCTCAATCTCCGTCGGCGTCATGCCCAGGTACTTCACCGCAGCCACCTGCCACGGGATACCCGCGCCCACAAGCGTCTCCACAATCTTCGCGTTACTCAGGTCGTCATTGACTGTTGGGTCACGCCAGACGGGGTTCGCGTCCACGTCCAGCATCTGGAACGCTTGCTGCAACGCGCTACCGAACTCCCGCTGGTGGTCAATGATTGCTTCCACGAACGGGCCTTCGTCCGCTTTGATTGCCTCCCCGCTTGCGTCCGACCCTGCATTGACTCGCATGTGCTTCGGTAGGGAAGCGATTGTGAACAACGCGTCCACTTCGCTGTTCTTCGCGTCGTCGTAGTTGTGCAGGTCCGTGCCGCCCAACTCCTGCACGCTCGCCCTTGCTTCGCTGTCGCCTGGGTCCAGCACAATCGCCGTGTCCGGCTGCTGCCGTATCGCCTCCGGTGTTACCTCCTGGCGGGTGAAGAACACGCGCTGCTTGAACGCACCGAACTCCGCTGCCACAAGTTTGTTCGCCGTGATCTTGTTGATGCGGTCTTGGATTGGGCTTATCTGGTCAATCAGCGGCGCACCCAGGTAGCCGTACGGGTTCACAGCAATAACAGGAACACGTTCGAAGCCGTGCCTTTCCTCCGTCAGCAACTTGAAGTCTTTCGCGCCTGGAGGCGTCGTGACGGTGCGTGCCTGCTTGCGTGTCTGCCCACGCGCCTCGTAACGGCGCACGTTGTCGTCGTCCCACACGCTCACGTACCAAGTGTTCCCCTCCACCCAGCACTTACCCGCCCAAGCGACTGCCATCCAGTCGTCTGGGTCTGGTTGCGCGTACATGACGTTCGCGGGGTTCGCGTGCACACCGTCTTGCGTGACAGCGATGTAGGCGTGCCCATGCACAAGCCCCCACCTGTAGAACGCGTCCTGCCGTAACGGGAAGTGATCCTGCTCCCACAACTCCTGCGCCGTGACAGCACCGTCGCCGTCCCAGCCGTTGATCTCCATACGGTGGACACGGCTGTTCACAGCGAACCCGCAGTAGTTCTCCGTCAGGCTGTCCGACAAGGCGCGGAACGTCTCAGCCAACTTAGGCGTGAGATAGATCTTGGGCTGGTTGCCCACGTAGTAGTTCCAGCGCAACGTGAGCGCACGGCTTTGCGTGAAAGCAATCGTCTGATCGATTGCGTCTTGATAATCCTCTAGGAGCATCGCGTACCTCCAGGCGTGACTCTACCGGGATCGCAGTCTACGTGCGCAACAACTGCGCCACTTGCGGTACGCGTGTTGTCGTGAGCGCGGTAACAGCGTGCACGAGCGCGTCCAGCCTGTCAGGGCTTTGCTTGTCCTCCGGTGTCCAAGACGTCATCTGCTCCTCCAGGTCGGGGAACGCGCCTACGTGGTGAATCTTGCCCTGCTCCGCGAGCGCAGCGACAGGCTCGGCGCGTAAGCGTTTCCCGCGTGTCGCGTTCACAAGGCGCACGTTCACGGTCGGGTCCACGCTCTTGATGATGCTTTCGTTCATGTCCCCGCCCTGATTGCTTTCCACGATGACTGCGTCTGCTTGCGCACGGTCGTACTCAATGCACACGCTCCTTGCCCACCCATCAACCGTGTCACGCGTAGTTGCGTCGCGCTCCACGTAGATGTGCCCATTGCTTGTGATGCTTGCCGTGATGATGCCTGTCTCGTCGCTCTCCCGCGTGAACGTGACAGCAGGGTCCACGGCTACGTAGCGGCGCACCACGTCGTCAGGCGTGTGCGTCACCCTGTAGTCGTCAATCATCTTCCACGTCCACAACGCGCCCTCAACGTCGTCCAGCAGTTCCCCGTGCAGTTCCTGCCTGCCTGTGCGTGTCCCGTCGTACAGCGTGCGCAGTTCCTCCAACGCTGCGGGAGACAAGTTGTCGGCGTTCTCGAACGTGCTGCCCGTTGTGACGATGCTGGTGTCCCTGTCAATGAGGCTGCGCAGCAGTTTGCGTGGCTTCGGTGTTGTCGTGACAACTGTTTGCGGTGTTTGCCCCAGCCGGAGGCCGAACTGTAGTTGCGTCCACGCGTCGTCGTAACGCCACGCTGCGAGTTCGTCACGCCATGCGCCGTGGTGCTGCGGTCCACGCAACCGTTCTGGTTCTTCCGCGCTGAACAGTTTGATCTTGCTGCCGTTACGCAAGTCAAGTTCGCCCAGGCTCCTGTTCCACCTGTGGATCATGCGGTACCTGTTCAGGACGCTTTGCAAGCCGCTTTCTCCCTCAACGCAGGTGTCCCGTGCGTCGCTGAACGTTGGCGCCACTACAGCCCAGCGCGTCCGGTCGTT